CTTGCTCCTCTTTAGGGGGTTCCTCGGGCTTGGTTTCTCCGGCCAACTTTTGTGCCATCTCACCCACTTCTTTGATGGACTCGACTTGCTGTTCCTCTGTTAGTTTTGACCAAGTGTCGCCATTATAGCGTTCCTTGAGCCAGTCAGTTGCTTGCCCTGCATCCCAGCCCATAGCCTTGAGTATCTCTTCCCATTTTCGCTTCAAGATGTCCTTGAGATTGCACCAGACATTACCCTGCTTGTGGGCTAGTCCATACCTAGCTTCAAACCACGGCACACGATGCACGGGGCATTCGATGAGCCAAGGGTGCTTAGGTTCCTCGCTGATCTCCCCGGTCTGCACATCAATCACTCTTACATCACCTTCAATGACTTCACCAATAGAAATTTCCTCGACTGAAGGCAGGGGTATATGGAAAGCCTTGCGCAGAGCCTGAGCCTCGGCCCGCTTTGCTGCCATCTCTTGAGGTCTTATTTCTAGCGGCCTGTAACCAGCCTTGCCACTCTCCGGTGCCTGAGTTTCCTTCTTCAATACCCGACCAAATGCCCCAAATGGCTTTGAACAATCCTTTTTCCAAACTTCGCAATAGAAGAAATAATCACCATCTGGGATACCCCACGCCTGGCGCTCCTCTTTGGTAGCGGGCCGTGCCGCTGGTATGCCATCTAGCTCTCCTGTTTCTTGAGCCTTCCGGCGCCGGCCATCAATGCCAACAAAGGGCCTGCCCTGGTAAATGGTCAATTCGGCCATAAGCGGATCCAATCCATAGGTAAGCGCTATAGTAGCCATTAGCTTCTTGTCCGCTATCGTTAAGTCTTGTGGGAACTTCCCCATTTCTACTCGTTGCATCATTTGCTGGGGGGTCATTTTCGTCAATGCTGTGCTGTCCATAGGTGTACCTCCATGTTTTTTTTCTAGCTTGTTCGCAATGTAGAGAGGGACTGCCTCCCCCTGTTTCCATTTTTTCGTATAGCTTGCCTCCTTTGTGTAGCCTTGATGACTTCGGTCCCGGGAACAGCATAGAATAACCTTGCCCTCCTCTGGACTCCAGGGCATAATGAATAGAGAGCCACATTCTTTGCAAACATGGGTATTCTTTATCCTCTCCAGTCTCTTAAACTCTTCGCTCTCCTCAAGCCATGCCTGGTGTTCAGCTTCATCCATGTTATTTCCTATTCCTTATTATCGGCCACAGAAGCAAGCCTAGAAAGATAAAAAATATCCAGACTACAAGCCAAAGCCCACCTACCACATAGTCCGAGGTGCTAGCGTGGATTACGCCTATCATGGCTTTACCTCTTTCACCATCCCTATCCACTACAGCAATTCGAGGATCAGCGAGGATTTGCCCTACCACATAAGAAGGTTCAACTAGCAATCGCGTGGTCGTTGGGTTTGCTTCTACCCGCTTTACGGTATCATCCTGCCATTCCTTTAAGAGTTCAACTAGTTCTTTTCTTATCCCGTTCCATATCTCGCCCATCGTAGCCTCCTAGATTTACTGGTGGGTGGGCTTTGGCACTCACTATGCCCTCGACCAGTGCTCTCGCTGCGGGATCTACCGCGACGGAATGCCATTGCATAGTGGAACTTTCGTCCTGCCACGATTACGCTCGGAGCCGGCTCACGGGAGGGTGCTCCCACATTGGACCCTGGTACATCCAAGCCCGACAGCTTCTTCCCCAAAGCCTCTTTACCCTGCCAGGCCCACCCGTATTTGGTTATTCCTTCTCCTTTATTGTGATTACCACTTCCTTGTCCTTAAATCTATCAAACACCTCAGAGAGATAGGTCGTCTTTGTTACATGACAACAGGTAGGGCAATACTCTTCAAGATACCAACCTCCATGCCTAAGCGTTCCTTTAAGTTCTTCCATCACTCCTCCTTCACTTAACTTGGATAAAAGTCTTGTCGCTCACAATCTCCGCGCCGGGCACGGTCTCCCCAGTGTCCTTCCAGTGATCAGTGATGAGCTTCTTGTCGGCTAGCCTCGTCTCAGGGATGATGCGCTGGTAAGCCTCCGGGATAAGAGTCTCATTAAGGATGGCACAACTTGGCGGCGATTTCCTCAAGAGAACCGTAACGACACCCCGCTCGACTTTAGAAATTTCTGCATGGGTCATCTCTTGGTGGAGATATGCTTTCAGCCATTCCTCTTTGTGTTCTAAGGTTTTCTGCCTCTGAAGCAAACGCAATACTTCCAAACTGATAGCGTTTGTCGTTGCCCTCAAGGAGAGGACAAACTTCCCTATGCTCTCCACCTTGCCCTCAAACTCTGTCTCGAGCTCCCCAAGAGCCTTTGCGAAGTCCTCAGCGGAACTATCCTCATTCTCGATGGCCTCTGCGAGTACCCGGTATTCCTCTGCTACCTCATAGAGCTTCATGCTTTTCTCCTTACTAAAAGTCTACTTTCTTCTGCTCTGCACAATTCTGCATATCTAACTAGAACTGGTGTTGATTCTTTGCGCCAGTTCTCCGCCCTGGCTTGTGCCAATAATCTCTCGCCTATTTCTTTAATGTCCCTATATTGGCTATCGGTGGGAAACAGTGCCTCAATCTCCTGTATCGCTTGTTCTCTAGCGTCCATCAGCCACCTCTCCTTTCAAACCTTTCTTGGGTCTCCTCGGTTTCCCCTTTTTAATAAAACCTCTCTTCCTTAACATATCGATGATTTCTTTGTAAACATCAACGGCACCAAATTCCTCACAGATACAGCATCGGGTCCGCCCTCTTGTGGTGGGGCCGCTTACTCTTATCACATATTCAAGGGGGACTGATCCATCAGAATCACTTCTCACTCCTGCTAGGCGATGTCCCTTCTTGCACCGCACATCGCCACCTAGACATACCTCTGTGTGGCGGCAGTTGAACATGCACTGGCGGTTAGGTGGAATTTCTCTTCTTCTCATGCTTCCTCTTTCAAAAGCTCTGGGTTCTCATAGATGTTGCCGATGACCTCAGTATCTCCCCAGGCAAAATGACTATGGGGACGCAAAACTGCCCCTTGTGAGGTAAGATAAAACATACCATAACCAAAAGCCACGACTAGAGAAACAGCACTATGGCAATTAACTATATCGCCCTCGTATATGGGCTTGCCGTTCTTGTCGAGCAAGCCAGTGAACTCATCCCGACTTAATATATCCCAATCAAGAGATTGAAAAGGGTTGGGAGTAATGCCTTGCAGTTCCACATCTTGTAGAGATAAATTAGCCGTAATCATCTCATTGGTTTCACGATTCTTGAAGCGATACCTAAACTTAATCTCTCTTCCCATTATTCACCTCTTTCCGGTCCTGCTCAGCGACACGGAGACACCTATCCCATGCCTGCCTCACCATCTCTACAAACTCTTCCCGGGCTTCTTTTGTCTTTGCCATCATCTCACCTTCCTTATTCCTCTATAGTTGCTTTTGGGGTAGCAGTTACAGGTTAATAAGGCAAACCTGCGGGCATAATCTTCTGTCGGCTTGATGAGTAAGCACCCCCTTATGTGGTCTTTTAGGTGTCCAATCTCATGGGCTAGAACATATCTAACATCTTCCTGACTGCTACGCTTCCCAATCCGAAGGGTTATAGTCCTGTAGTCCATGTGGTAACCACCAGAAGGTATGTTACTATCCCCCTTCTTCACCCAACAGTCGCCGATGCAACGATTACGCCGTTTGACTATTAAGCAAACCTTAGTGGGTGCGATATGAGCCTTCCGGCAAAACTCACGAAGGCTATCAGCAATATACTCAGGCAACTTGAATCTAGCCTTATTGATGATGCTTATCATTAGCTCACCTCCTTTGCTTTAGTAACACCTAACCAGTTAAGGTGCTACCGACAAGCCCTCTCAGCGTCTCCTCAGCGTGCCCTGGGGTGTTCCACGGGCTCAGTCCCCCCATAAGAAGAGGGCGTGTTCACAATCTGGCGAACACGCTCACCGGAGATGTCCCAATGAGAGCCTATCTCATCAAGGGTCTCATCATCCTTATGGGCATCATAATACGCTTTGATGATCTTGTTGCGGGGTAGTTTCCGAAGAGTTTTATATTTCGGCATCATCTCACCTTCCTTTTGCTTTGGAATACACTGCCCGAATGTCTATATAGCAACGCTTGAAATCTCCACCATGTATATCATTCACCGTATAAACAAGTTCAAGAGGCCCTATTGCCGCATAAAAGCCAGGATGCTCTGGGCAAGGCTTCATTGAGGGACACTTTTCTGTTTTGAAGTATCCTTTAACCCTTCTTTGAAACCGACAATGGTGTAGATGATGAGCCAGCTCATGCAGTAGCGTAGAGATGCTGGCATAAGAGGAAAGCACTACATCCTTACCATAGTGACCACTATCACCCCGTAATCTTTTATCAATTCTAACCTTCACCCGCGGAAGGGAGAGAGTCTTGCATATTTGGTCAGATATAGACTGCTTCTGCATTAGCTCACCTTCCTTTGGTTTATCCTACTATAATTATCCCATAAAGAAATAAGGTTGTCAAGAGGTTCGGGAAGGGGCTTGGTCATCTTTACCAAATCTTAACCTTTGTGCGGAGTTGTGCTAAAAGGCGCTAGCTTTTTGTAGCTGATAGCAGATCGTATGAAGCTAAAGAGGTGCTTAAAATGCAAAGGCTACCCTAGTCCCAGACATGGAACACGCACACCATACGGTGACAATTCGGGTAGCCTTGCTCCCACCCACCGAAGCGGATGGGGTGATCTGCATTTATTCTACCACGCCCCCACTAAAAGTCAAGCCCCCTAAACCAAACACCGCCCCGTAGGACGATGTCGTTACTCCTTCTACACATGGCAGGCGAGCTAGAATTATTATACCACGCTAGTTATTGTCCTGTCTACCATTCCGGACCTGGTCCAGGCCGGCTTGAAGATTCGTTGTAGTAACCAAGAGAGCTCGGTATGCGGAAACGGCTTGCACGAAAAGAAGTCGAAATACAGGTGGCTTTTTTCGGAGAGCGTATGTAATGCTAGATGGCTGTCCGACAAGGGGATGATAATGGACACGCCGGATCCCCACGCCTTTTCGTTATCCTCGATCTTCACGGCAATAGTCTCGGTGCCAGGAATAGGAGTCATGCCGAAAAGGGACACAATATCCTCCATAGCCTCCTTGAGCCATGCAATATCCTCCAGGAGACTCGCCGGCATCCCGCTTGCCTCGAAGGTAAAATGTAAGGCACGGTAAATCAGGGTCATCCATAAAGTCCCCCATTGAAGCTAAAACTAAGTTACTTGACAATAACACAAGCACTGAGAGGCGCGAGAAAGCCCCTCAAATCCCAAAGACGATATAAGGTTCAGCCAGTTCACCCTATCACCACTTCTCGCTGGGCTTGACGAACTTGTGGATGGTATTCGCCCCGGCTCCAACGATCACTCCCGATAGCACCATACCAAGCCATTCAGGGTATGCCCCCTCAAAGCCGACAAATCCTATAAGGTCTATGCGGAAGCCGAAGCAAAGTCCGATACCCATCAGAGCCGATATGACTTCCATAGGACAGCCTTTTAACGCCTTAAAGTTCCCGAAAAACTTCTCGGTTACCTTCTCGATAAAGCTCGCCAAGAAAAGCACGAATACTAAAGCGCTCATTTTATCACCTCCTTCCTTACCTTATATTACCATAGCCACCAATGCTATTATAATGCCCATTAGAGCTATTGCAAGCACCATCAGGGCTATCAAGGCATTAACCTTGAGTCCCAGTATGTCCAATCGGGTGAGCACGTGATTATGCACTGTGCACCACAAGCTATCGACCTTCTCTTCAGTTGTTTCAGGCTTCTCTATTTTGTGTTTGTGCATTACATTCCTCTCTCAGCAGCCCACTTCGTATACGGGAGAACGAAGTCACCAGACACCCTAACAAACCAGACTGTTAGAGTAGCCGCCTGCTGAGCTGCATCAGTAACCAGTTGCACATAAGCACCGTCCCAACCTAGTGTTCTGCCAGCAGGATGTATGGCTAAGGACTGGGCTATCTCAGCTGTATCCAGCACTACTATATTCTCAGTGTTAGTCCCATCATAGAACCTAACAGTTGCAGTAGAAAGGGCTGTCTTATCAGCAGATAGCACTATGTCTGTAACATACAGAGCCTGCCCAGACGGGCACGCTACCACAGTCTGAGTCTGAACTCCAGAATTAGTGGCAGCCTTGAAGTTGCCAAATACCCTGACAGGCTCTATAGCCATTCCCACATCACCCCAGGGTGTAGAGCCTGCAAGGAGTGGCTTACCATTAGGACTGTATAGTATTACCGGCGTTGACATCAACTGCTCCTAGTCATAGTAGAAGTCTATTCCACCATAGAAGGTGTTGTCATTGCCTACATTGTATAGCGAGAACACCTGATTCTGTGGAATTACCCAGCCTCCTGGGTCTCGCATCTGGAGAGGATACCTTTCAAATATATAGATACCAGCAATAACAGCTGTGCCTCCGAATGTAGTGATGTCAGTGCCCGCAGCAGCTATGGTATAGAAGTTACCCGTAGCCCCACCAACTAAGCCAGATTTCAGGTTGACTGGAGTAACAGCAGTCCCATTAGCAGCATAGGTAAATGTCTCATTCAAGTATACCTTGACTCTAGTGCTATCCTTGAAAGTAGCTACGAACAGTGTGATAGCACTAACATGCAAGACCTTCGGACTGGTATTCTTTATGACTGCTATATGTTCAGCTCCATTGACACCAATAGCATCAATGGGGAAGAAGTAAGCATCGCCCTCGTGGGCTACTTGGTGGTGCTCACTCCTGATAGTAGCATGGGTATGAAGTCCTCTACTATCCGACTCTACGGGTAATCCACTTTTTCCTTCTAGCACCTGTGCCATGTTAGTCCTCCTCGTCTATATTTAGCCCCGACATACTGGAGAGGCACCTTAAGATAGCCTTCAGTTGCTTAGCCAACCTCTCCATCAATGTCTCCTGTGCTCTGAGTATCTCTTCCATCTTCACATATTCACCTCCTATTATAAACCATTCGCTACCATCACATACTATTATAAGATAAGCGTATTGCAAGTTCAAGTCTATGGTTTCTTCGCCATCTATCTTCTCGCTACCATTAGCGTCTATTGTTACTGTACCCGTGCTGTGTATATTTTTGATTGTGTATATCCTATTCGTATGAGAGGTAGCAGCAGGTAAAGTCATTTTTGTACTACCCGGAGCATTTACTACAACCAAGAAGTGATCTGCTGTGAGTGTAGTAGCAGTAGTCACCTCCACTAATGTAAAATCTATGCTCTCGCTGGCCACAGTCAGCCCAGCGAGGCTCATCTCATCGGCTCCAGATTTCTGATGTCTTGAGGCGTGGGCATTGAGCCTCGTAATAATTCCGTCTATGATGTTGTTTATATTCATTCTAGTCAACGCAAAGCAGTTCTTATATCCTTATATATCTTGACTTGAGTATAATCGCCAGCTACGGGATAATAAAACTTCCATGTTCCTGAGCTCAAACTGAGCCAGCCTGAACCCGTTATGGTAATAGACTGATTATCACCAGCATTGATACAAGTTATAGGGAAATTGTCACTGGGCTTTTCAACGAGAAAAGTCTCTCGCTTACCGCTAGTGTTAGTGAACAGAAGGTAGTCGCCACCATCCCTGACTGACATAAGCTCGGGGGCTGAACTCCTTGCAAGGGCTATAATATCCGTTGCGCCATCTGAAACCCCAAAGGGGCTGCCATAACCGGCAGATAGATCTGGATTCAAGGCAAACTGGTCGTTATTCTCGCTATCGTCTGCCGTATCTAAATAGCCTGGTCTTTTATCAGAACCATCAATATACCAGAGCTTATCGTCATCCTGTGCTTCGGGCCAGACATTATCAACCGTTATAGCTCCAGTTGCATCATAGGTGTCGGTAGCTATGGTGTATTTGCAGTAGTTTTCGTCAACTGTTCCAATAAAAGAGCCGTAGATTATAGTGCCCGCAGCATTGGCCGCTCCTTGATAGCCTTGCGTAAAAGATAGCCCAGATTGTATACCTGCATAAATCGTGAAGCTATCAAAAGAGATTCGATACCTTATGCAGCGAACATAGGTATCTTCAATGTCCCCTCGTTTAGCCCACGCCCAGATAATATCGTTCTCAGTCCAGATTAAGCCCGATATACCTGTCTGCCTGCTTACCGGAGTGCCTGTGTCATCATCCATATTTTGAACTTGAGAAGAGGCTGACCAAATATCAGCACCTATATCGTATATCTCTATACGCCTGCCAGCCCTTGCATTAGCTACCGCCTCTGATATGCAAGCAAGTTTAGTCCCCAAAGGGTTAAGGACTAGGCTTCTGGGGAAAACTCCGCTTTCTGTCCCACTATAAGTTGGCGATGTAAGTTTTCTCCAGAACTTAGTCTCCAGGTTATACTTCCAAAACGCTGTCGCCATATCGATAATATAAACAACATCAACCCCGGGAATCTCCTCAATTATAGGAGAGAAGTGGATATTCCCAGTAGGCGTGAAGGGCAAGCCAGCTTCCAGCAACCACGCTTCTACAGTTGGGGTATCCACACTGCCGTCAAACATCACATTAGAGTATTGCTGAATCGAATCAGTACTGAATATGAGTTTTACGCCGGTTGTCTGTAGCCCGCCCAAGCTGACCTCAAGAGAGTATATCCCTTTGCCGGCAAGGTAATGAGCAGACAGCCCTCCTACTCTATCTGTGCTTGTTGCCCCATCTCTGTTGTCAGTAAGCGTTACCTTGTCGTGAATCTCCTGTAGGCAGTTCATTATAGGCACTTGAATAAGACCCGTATTAGCCTCATCCTCCGCTCTTTCCACTAAAGCCTGAGCAAGCCAGGCACAATCGGCGTCTGAGGTAATACCTTGCTCTGTAGCGTCAATCTGTGAAACCCCCATACTGCTAACCCAGTCTGAGTGAGCATACTCGCCAGTAAACTCACCACCGGTAGGATCTTGGGCAGTAACCGCAACCTTCATTGGAGTGAATAACTGTGAGCGGGCAGAGGCAAAACGGAAGTAGTGGGCTGCATCGCTGATATAGGTATAGTCAACCGCATCGCCCGCTTGAATATACTTGAGGTGCATTTTATTGGTTCGAGGAACAAGAACGCATTTTGTTAATTCAAGCAGAGCCTTTACTACTTGACGCCCATTCTCTCCCTGGATAATGTCAAAGACAGGCTCCCAAGAGTCTACCTTCTGGTCAAGAGCAGATCGGCAAGTCCAAGTAACTGTGCCATCTACTACCGTATCCCCCACTGTAGTCGGCCAGGTCGGTTCGGTGCTAGCATGGGAAGTCCCAGCAGTGGTGCACTCATACTGATACCCATTATAGGTGGTAGCCACCACAAAATTAGTTAAGCTATAGGCTGTGGCAACCGCCCAATCGTCCCGCTGATGTAAATCCTCACCCAAATCAAGCCCTGCGATCTCACACACCCAGTCAATAATCTCTTTAACACTTTTGTTCTGGAGGGCTACGGTATCTTGGTTAAAGGAATAGTCAGTATCTGCAATCCACTTGGCGAGTTTCCACCAAGCCCCGATTGCGAATACCACAAACTCCACCTTGCCTGGCTCCCCTTGCCTGCCTTCCACCGACACTAGCTCTTGTCCATCTCCCCAAAGATAAGGGGGGTATGAGACCTCATTCCCCCCGGAGCATACCGCACCCCACCCTATCCTAGTCGCCTTATTCTTGAGGTCCAGGCTATTGTGAGCACCACTAGAATTATCAAGCCGTATGATAGCACTCGCATCATACGGCTCTTGTTTATAAAGTATTTCCCGGACGGTGTCCTTTATATCGTTCCAGCCACCACCATTATAGTAGCCGAGCTCCACATAAGGGGTAATACTCGTCTTCTGTTGTTCTGTCTGAAGCGTAGCATTTGTCCTCATCTATTAAATCCATAAGTTTGCCGCAAGGTTCTGTGGCTTTTCAAGTTGCTGCCTATCTTTAGCTACCTCTTTCAGCTTGGCAAAGAATTGACTAAGCCTTCTCTGTGCATCCTCCCAGAACTTATTGCCTGCCTCTATAAAGGAAAGTGCTGCATTACGATAACCTTCCGCCTCAGTGTTATAGAGTCCGTTCATAGCAAGCCTCTGTGCCGCCTCATTGATAAGAGTCTCTGCCATCTGGGCGCTGTGTCTCGCGTAATCCCCATATGTCGGGGCTACAGCCTCACCAACATTGACAGTTTCTAAGAAGGCATCGCCATCACCAAGATATTTCTTGGAAGACGGGGCCGTGGCACTCTCGATATAGGTCGTTACCTTGTCCAAAGCATCGTCAGCCAGTTGCAGGGTGCCAACGCCACCGGTAATCATCTTGGCAAGCTCGGTCTTTGCGGTCCCCAAGTCTGTAATGGCCTGATGGAACTGGCTCACCGCCCTTAGTCTCAAGGCATATCCTTCTGCACCTAAAGAGATAACAGGCTCGTATTCTACAGGAATTGTTGAGGCACTATCACTAAAGGTATGTTTCTTTTGCCAGTAGACATAGACCAACTCCCCGGTATCCCCGGGTGTATAGTTGGTCTTTATTTTAAGAAAGTTCCCTGAGTGGTAGTCAAAGGATGGCAGTGTCGCTGGATAAGACCCGACAGGATACTCGATACCTTCCAGCCTTATAAAGGCAGTGTCCGCGATAACACTGTTAACATAGAGAATCCTACCATCGGTGACCTGAGACAAGTGCTTCGTATACATCTCCTTGATTTTATTAGCTGCCACTATGACAGTAGCTAAATCAACAGGAGTCCCAACGGCGATAAGATTTAACGCATCGTCTACCATATGAACACCACTCTCAATAAAGTGTGCGTTTATATCTGCTATAAGCTCAATCGCTAGCGTAAGACTGGTTGCTAGACTAGACGCATCGGCAGCAGCAACGGTATTCGTGGTATCAGCAGCACGATGATAGGTGGTAGAGGCTAGGTGAGTGCCGTAGTCGGTCTTGATCTCGTTGAGAAGGGTATTTACTGTGGCTTGAGTAGAAGCGTCAGCAGCAGCGATAACCTGTGTAGTATCCTCTACCTTATGAACTTCTATCTGAATGCTGAGGATAGTTCTATCCTTGTTGGGACACACCTCGCTCAACGCCCCCACTGCAAGGTCAATGCAGTCATTGATGTCAGTAGGTGCCCAGATAGCGGGGTCTGTAGGATCATCAGCTAATAGGCGAAGGACTTGGCTTCTCATACTCGTTCTATTCATTATGGACTCTCCATAACCACAACCTCAAAGACCTCGGTGCTTTCCTGCACACCAGTTTTGGTTAGTTGCAATTCGGCGTAGTAGGCTGCTGGGTCGTCAAAGTCATTAGCAGCCAAGGTATATTTACATGTCCCACTGGCAGCCACAACTATGTCGCATGTGCCATCAACTATCAATGTGCCGGTTGTGCCCGGGACCCACACCTTGAATTTGATAGTATAGCCTGTCAACAGATAGGCAGCACCATCACTATCTGTTATGGTAAAAAGGATGTCGAATCCAACATCACCCTCAGCAATTAGTAGCCTTTCCACAAGTCATCTCCAAATCTTTAATGTTAAACTATGACCAAGTAAGCCTAGTGTTAGACCCTTGGACAACAATCCTAATGTTAGTGTTCTGCTCTGCAACTTGAGTGTAGCACCCACATCTCGCAGGCTAGCTGCAAGTGTTCTTCCATAGAGTGCTGCCTCATGTCTTGTCTCAGTGCCTAGTAGTCCCCACTCCTCAAAGAGAAAATCAGCATTGTAGCTCTCATCGGACAGTAACACCCAGGTTGACCCGTCATCTGATGAATAAAGAGCTACACCATCAGAATAGCCATCACTAGGAACATCCAATAGGTCATATGCCCACATAACATCATCAGTAGGAAAACCTACGCCATTCCAATACACAACTATACAATACTCAGTCTCAGCAGTTAGCCAACTAACCTGAGAGAATGGAACACGATGCCATTCCCAACTCGCCCCGATAATATCTTCAGCTTCTATGTCCCCGCTCGCTAAGACACTACCTGTAGGCTTATGGTTGCCATCCGCAGCATAGACCTCCACCGTGATAGTCTCGGACATTGTAGTGGTGAGCCACCGAGCCAACTTCAACCACACTGAGGTTATATAGTGGGCTATACTGGGTGTGAAGGACTGGCATCCCCATTCAGAAGTATCAGGACTTGTCTTGTTAATTAGTGTAACATCACCTACTACCGAGCCTCTATAGAACTCATACCTAGGTGACATCTATCTACTCTTCTACCTCAACAGGCTCTACATCCAGGGCACTACAAAGGTCTATTATCTGTTGCTCAAGCTCCATCTTGTGGTTTGCTAGTTCTACCTTTTGTGCGTTGGTCAAGGTGAGAACATTGGGGCTACACTCACCTGTCTTCACTGCTGCATCCAGTTCCTCGTAGAACAGCCTCATGAGATTGATGTCGTCAAGCGTCTCAATGCCCCGAGCATTTAGTTTGACTAGTGTCGCTGGATAGTTTACTTCTCCCATTTAACCCCTCCTTAATCAGAAACTACATATTCGGCATAGAGTATAAACTTCCCTGCTGTTAAGTCCTGCACCGCTACTGTCATCGAGAGTTCTCTGTCATCGGTGCATATCTCAGCGAAGTTACCGACAGCCCCATCTTGGATACATTCATGGTATCCAGCATCCCAAGGTGTGCCATTGTTAATTGCAATAGCAGCTAGAATACCAGCAACATCGTCAGTGGGAATATCCAGCGAGACTGTTGCAGTATCCCCAGCACTCTGTAAAGTGGTCTTCACATCATACCACGCCCTTACAATAACCGCATTGTCAGGTATGGTTACATGAAGCCCTATAACACCTTGTGCCCCTTCATCAACTGCAAAGTCATATGTCCCTCTAGCGATAGCGTGGGGATGAGAGGCATCTGTTATGCCATGAGCGGTCCCCAGTTCAACCTCGCCCCCCAGGAGGGCTCTTCCGTCCTCGTGGAACTTATGCTCCTGGCTTCCGCCAAGCGCCGCATAAGGGACACTAGCGTGATTCTTCAGCCTAACCAGCGTCTTGAAGGCCGGCGTTCCTCCCGTCATCCTAGCCTGCAAATCATAATACGCATCGGCAGTCGTTGTTCCCTTTATGACTTTAGCTGAGGTAGAAATAAAGATGTCGCCAAAGACACGGTTGTTATTTTGGTTCACATCACCCCAGGCGTTATCCGCAAGGTTTCTTACAGAAAGGCCATCTGTGTAGCCCGACTTATCGAAGAGCATCCAGAGAGCAGTCTTGAGTTTATTACCGCCAATGGAGACATCGCCACCGAAAGTAAGAGCAGGAAATGTAACTGTGCCAACGGCAGTCCAAGTGCCGTGCATTGCTATAGCGGTCAGAACCTCTACGCCGTCTATATATACAGCCATTAACCTTTCTCCTTCGACATAGGCTCAAACTCCCATGTGCTGGTATTTAGGTTATAGTCCCCTTCAAGTCCCATACCCTCCTTGCAACCTTGAACATACATATTAAGCCTTTCCTGTGCTTGCCTAGCATCAGACATTAGAGCTTGAATCGCTACCCTTGCACTATCGGGCACAGGCATCACTTTGCGTTTTGCTTTATCCATCATACCCTCCTATATCGGCTTCCAGCAAACATCACAGCCTATATCCTGCGCACCAGTGTTACTCTGAGCAACGACTAGCTCATCATCCTCGGAGAAGTTCGCAGGCCCCTCGAATGTTTTACGATGTGAGGTAGAGGCCGCTGTTACTATATCAAACGAGTAGACAATGGTATCGAACCAGGCTTGATTTGTACTTCCGTCTGCACCAGCATCCTTAGTTATTGTCAATGCTGTCCCTGCTAAGCCTGCACCAGCATGAAGGTCTAGACTCAGCAGTTGGAAAGGAGTCTTTGGCGCTACAGTAAAAGTAAAAGTAGCTGCCGTAGTTTCTGAGTAGTCATGGATAGGAGCTAAGTCCGCATCTGTCCTCGGCTTCAGAGGTATCTGCTGATTGTTAAGCACCAAATCAACCAGCCAAGCATGGTCGAATGTTCCTGATGCTTCCCATCCCATCTCGAAGGATATTCGGTAGATAGTCCAGGTATTAAAGCACTCATCAGCTTGGAAGTCATCCCAACCAAAGAGTGTGCCTGGGCCAGCCCCGGTTATGACGCTTGTGTTTGCTACGCCTTCCCCATAGTAGAAGAACTGGTCTGTAGTCTGATTAAGCTCGTGAGCGTTCCGTCCCGATGCTCTATCTACTAGGCTACCTAGTTGGGTTATCTCAGCCCTCTTAATATGGTCATAAGGATCATGCACCCAGATAACCATGTTCACACCCATAGACTGAGCGCTTTGCATAACATATGACCACCTAGCCGTATTGAAGAGTGGGACTGGTAATTCATTTATGGGAATGTAGCAGGCTGCCCAATCATCCCCTGTCTGAGCTCTACCGTGTAAGCAAGCCTGCCAGCCAGTACCGCTCGCATGGTATCTGGGGTCAGCACTTCCCCGGGACCAATAAGCCCTAGAGTTCTTGTTATATCGCAACTCAGGCGCACCGAATATACTCTTTTCGAACTCGACTACCTCAGCCTTTTGAGTCTCATCAGGCACTAATGGAATGAGCTTCCCGTTTATCCTTATCCCACCAATCCAGGCATCGCCAGTTGACAGCGTGCCACCCCAATAGCCGAAGTCTATCTTTATCATATAGACCACATGGTGGGCGAATGCCTTATCAGCCTGATACGCTGCAAGAGTAGATAGGGTCGCAACCCCCTCAGTTATATCTGAGGTTACATTGTTGCCATACCAGAAAAGTTTAGCAGTGGTTGTTGGCGCGAGAGTGTTCTCATGCCACCCCTCAGTCATGGTGCCACCCCAAGCTATGTCCTGGGTTATATCAGCCCTCTCGTCATGGTCGTCAGGGTTACGTGTAGTAATAACAAAGTTAGGCGGACGATAGCCACTATCAGCCGTGCCATCCAAGAACCTGTAGTAATTGAAGGCAAACTCAGTAAAGTCCTTTAGCGGTATATCGTTGACTGGTATCCAGATAGAAGCCCAATCCTCTCCACTTGCTTGAGCACCACCGTTGAGGTGAATAGCCCATTCGCCATGACGGAACTGCCTGTTGGCATCTGCTCCCATAATATACTTGGCGTTTCTGGCTACTCGCTCCCACTTACCCCAACCTCTGTTATCACAACGGATTTCAGGCTGCCCGAACTTCCATGTTGGGATAATCCTTTGAGCAGCAGCAACATTATCCCGCATTAGGTCAAGCTGTTCCTTAACCGAGGGCTCCAGGCGTATAGTCTCGCCGTTGATAAGCGCTTGAGTAAGGAAGCAACCATTCATCAACTCGCCACCGGTATGATAGCCATAGTCAAGCGTAATCTTGAATACAGTCCACCCACTAAATACCGAGTCGGCCTGGAACTGAGCCCACGTATAAGCAGTACCCTCAGTCGGGCAGGTATCAGGAGTGTCTGTTACATTGCCATACCAGAAGAAGGCGTGTCCCGTTGGCACATCAGTAGGGTAGTTCAGCTCACGCCATCCCGCAGCCGATGTAGTCGCTGGGGTGTGAGAAATCTCTACGACCTGGTCAAAGTCCTCGGGGTCATGGAGGTAAACACAGACACCCATATCGATACCCGAAGCCTCTGAGTAGTAGGCATGGAGTCTAACAGAGTCAAGGTCTAAGAAGGGTAGTTCATTTACCGGGATTGCCACCTTTGCGAAGTCATCCCAAGAGGACTGGGGGCCAGCGTCTAGTCTAACAGCCCACGGACCCGTGCTTCCCTGACCTGAAACAGCAGCCCCATAAATCTCCAGTCTGCTCGTGTCAGTCCACTTTGCCTTGCCCTTACCGCCGGCCTCTAAGACAGGCTCGCCAAACTTCCACTCAGCTTTGGCACTATCACTCCAGGGTGCAACGGCTGAGGATTCATGTCCCGACACATCAACGGAGATAGTACCAGCACTTCGGGTCATCACTAACTGCATTCGGTGCCAGTGTTCAGGAACACAGTAGTAATAGCGCCCGGTATCACCAACGAATTCTAGTTGGTTGTTGATAAGCGACTGTATCCCGTCCTGTCCCATACGGAAGTAAGCCACATTGTCAAAGGTTCCGAGGTCGGATTCCTTGCCCTTGATATCAAGAGTGCCGGTGAAGCCAGTAGTGGCAATCTCAATAACCTTGGTCATACAGAGGGAGAACTCGGTGTCGAGGGTTACTGTCTCTGTTACTGCTTTAGCAGCCCAGACTTTCTCTTGTTTGGTAAAGGGAAGAGTCATTGTCTATATCCTCCTATTTATATTTCCCTGATTATTCTATTTTGGTATACTAGGTTTCGTCTCCCTAGCCTTTGCATAGGCCGCGGCTGCACAAATCTCTTGAGCGTGTGCCGCATTCTTGGGCCTTATATCTCCTATCTTCCCAGTCCTGCGCCAAGACCTTATGCACTCGGCGATATTCTGGGAAATAACCTGCTGGCTTCCGCCTTCTTTTAAGGGCATATCAATCCCCCCAATCTGTCCGGTTAGCAAGGAGGGGGAAAAGAAAGGAAAACCCCCTCCTTGCTCTCAATATGATGCGGTAGCTAGCCGCAGTGTTAGACCTTCCAGCCACGCAGGACAAGATGTATACTAGTAGCTCCATTGGTCAGGACATCCCAGTCAAGAAGCAAGCAGAAGTTTCTACCTGGCTTCCAGAGACCAGAGTCAAACTGAGCACTAACATCTATCCAGAGTATCTTATTGTCTGCATCAGTCTGCACCCAGTCTTCACCAGCCGCCGTACCTGGACCAGTATCCTGGTTGTTGGCAGCAGCGGCAGCAGCCGTCCCATCATACGCACCGACAATCGACAAATCTACATCGCCAGCACTTGAGTTGATGGAGTTCATAATCACTCTTGCTGAAAGCACATCCCCAACCAAACCAGCAGGCAACCTACCTTTGTAGTAGACCGCTTCTGTGCCATCAGGTTCTGCTCCAACCCAGCCGGTATCAGCAAGACCAATTCCAGGCTCCCCAGTGCCATCATACGGTCCTTCCCTAATGACCAACTCAAACAACTCAGGCGCTTTAAGCTCTATCCTGCACCGATAGACATCCAGAGAACGCCCTACTACCTGAACTATATCGCCATCAGTAGCAGGATAAGTCTCGGTAATGTTTGGTGCAGTCGTAGTCGTGCCACCGAGATACTGAGGTGTGTTGGCCGTCCAAGTCGAATCCTCATCCTCAAGCGTGCAACTCCGGCAGACTTTAATCCACCGCCCAGTTGCTTCACCTGGGTTGTCCTCCAATGCTATGAACTGTGCATAGATAGCAGCAGCAGTGTCAGCATCAGCCACTACCCAGCCAGTACTATATCCAAGCAGTTGACCTCTCTTGATAACAGTAGACGCCTTTGCCTGAAGTTTGGTCTTACCTTCCACATCCATTATTTTTGTTGGTTCCGCCATTTTAAACTTCCTCCATGTTTATTCGAGGGTTCATTTACTAGGGTTGAACACCCGCAAAACCATCCCTTGATCTTACAGACCATCCGTTATGCCGATTGCTACCGCCGCGGCGCGGGTGTTACCAAGTTTGAGCGCTGCATACATCTTGATGCGTGTCCTTTTGGCATCCTTCGTCTCAAGGGTGCCTATCGGCTCAACCTGGAGGCCACCATTCCACAACCCGACAAGTCCATCCCCGCCTACCCTGAAGGCAAATATCGGGGAGTTGTCATCACTGGACCCTCTACTTGTCGTCTGCGCATAGCTGGCTAAAGCCAGAATACTAGATGCATCGAGGTCATCGTAGTTGTCCAGAATGAAGTCGTTGGGTAGAATGGTAACACCGTTATACCTCTGAACCTCGGTTCCCAACTCCGTCTTCCCGAAAGTCAGGTTGCCTCCGCCGGCCCGGCATAGCCCGGTCAGCTTCTCAATGCTCCTGTAACTCATCATCAGGAAGTCAGGCTTTCCACCTTTCACTCTGTGGATAAGGGTGTCTATGTGCTGCAATGTCATCGTGGTTCCGGCACTGGCAGCAGGAGCAAACACCTGAGAGTTGTTCGGGGCATCAAGGTCAGTGGTCGAACTGGTCTCACACTCGGCTATAAGCCGGAGTAAACCCTTAAACCCGTTCACATCATAGGTAGTTGTAGTGTAACCCAGTATCAATTCCTTGAGGAACCGGTCCCGAATCGCCTTAGCCTTGAGTGAGATAACCTCTTGCTCAATATCCATGACATTTGAGCGGGTCTGTGCCACATAGCTATCTACATCAGCATCCCCGCCAAGAATGGCAAGGGAAACCGATCTCTGCACCCATGTAGGAGTAGACTCTGCCCACTCTTCGCCGACAGCATAGAACTGGGCCCCACCTTCGGTAGCCTCCATATTGTATTTCAACGAGTTACCAACGATGGTCACAAACGGCAGCTTCTCGAAAAGCGGACAGTCTTTGACGATAGTGTTGGCAATACCCTTCTCCACAGGATCAGTTGACAGATACGCATACTCGACTAATGTGTTCATCTTTCACCTCGTCTTATTTTAGGCTTGTGATCTTTGCTCAAGCCCCACTCTTATCTGCTCTTGGGGCGACATGTCATCGAGGCTTTTGCCACCGGAGGGGATTTGACTGCTTATCTTGTGTAAGCCTTTCTCTTCCCTCTCCTTCTTACCCTTCGCCCTTTCGTCTGCCCTTATCCTTGCCTCCATCTCTTCAGGAGTTTCCTGTTTGGAGGGATTCGCAGGGTCAGGCTTTGGAACTACTGGGTCCGGTGTCTGAGCCTCTACACTCAACACAGGCTTCAAATACAGCGACCAAACTTTGTGAGCTTCCACAGGGTCTTCAGCATCTCGGAGGCGTTGAAGCCGGGGGTCAGTTTTAAGGTCTAGCCCTAATTGGGTTACTCCTCGTTTCATTTCCCTTTCGGCTATTGCCCGCGCTGCTTCTTCATCACCACTGGCTATAAGTGTCTGTATACGCAATTCTGTCTGTTCATCTCTTTGCGACTCAATACCAGTTTTGATTTCAGTAAGCACCGACTTCAGACCTGCTGTGTCCATTCCCGCTTGTTCAAGCTGCGTTATCCTGCCAAGTGCTACCTCATGTCTCTTTTGCAGTGATATGTGTTGGGTTTTAGGAACTGTGCCATCTTGGTCTTTAGAGCCTTCCTCCTCACCTGCTTCAGGCGGTAAGGGTGTAGCCTTTTCAGGGTCGTTCCCTTCTCCTCCCTCCGCAGGGGCTGGGGTGGTCTTCTCTGGATCTGCTGGCATTATTCTTGAACCTCCTTATTTTGGTAAACAAAAGAGGCGACCTAAACTCTTTCGAGCTCAAAGTCGCCTCGGTTCTTCCGTCAGCGTATTATTCAGTTGTTAATCGAGCCTGATACTTTCCTTCACAAGCTCTATTCGAGCAGGTTCTCCGTCTCGCATGAAGATTGCAACTTCCCCAAAGGGTATCTTCCTCAACTCTTCTAGCAGACGATGCTCCTGTCTACTAATCTCTATAGTAACACGACTATTCTTGTCTGTCAAGCCCCCACACTTTTCTGCCATTATCATTGCTCCATAATGGGAACCCGGTCATAAAATGTTACCAAGTATGCGTCCATCTTCGGGTCGGCCCTTCTCATTTCCTCTCGCTTGTCTCCAAGCACTGATCCCACAGTAGGAATTCTTATTCGATCTGCCCATGCAAAGAGTCCCCTCATATAGCTGCTGCCCCGGTATTTATCATAAAGCGCTCGATCTTCCTCGTAGGCTCTAACCATTGCTGCGTAGAGTTCGCTAGCATATTTATTACTCTTCGCCATATCTCTAACAATCCATTCCTCTTGCTCTCCCCTATCCTTTGGGTACCGCCCACTAGCCAACAATGTCTCCTCTACTTCCCAGTATGGCCTCAGGTGTTCCTTAGCCGCCCTTAGTTCAACCACTAGAGGAGGTTCTTCTCTTAATCTTGCCAACTCTCTTTGAACCCACTCATAGGTAGGTCTCCCCCATTCTAAAATAAACTCTTGTTCTCTTTTCTCTATCTCATCCCAAAGCGGGTTGCCACTCTCATCCTCCAACCCCCCCTTCTCATACATCAGCCAGACATACTCGTCATACGCTGCGATGTTCCGTATACTGGATTCCTCTTCCTCGGCCCCCCATTGGTCGAAGAGTTCATAAACATCGGGGAAGTCTACCCTTAACTGCTGGCGCCTATTGTAAACAGCCGTGCCTATGTCAGAAATCTTGCCCCGGAATGTTCTCCCTGCACCCTTTGCCTTCTCAATCTCTTCCTCTGTTAAAGTGGTATCACCCTCACGCCATCTCTTCTTTAGCTCCATATTGTGCTGGTATTCAGTTATGGCAATATCCCACTGCCCTTGACGATATACCTCAATCTGGTTTGACGATTCCTGCCATTTCCCATATCTCTTCTTCTCCTCATCGCCTCGCTTAATGCTTTGCAGGGAACTCTCGAGCTCCAGTGCTGCCAAATCAGGATTGGTCTTTATCAATACTTCCTTCTGGCCTTTGCTTAAATGCCCCCACTCCAAAGTTCCCGCATTTCGCATACCTATTTGTTCGGTTGTAAGATCAGGGGCAAATGGAGCCAGTCTATCCCGTTCCTCTTTTAGGTAATCCCAGATAGATTTAGGGAAGGTTCTCATGCCCATTATTTCGGCGAGAAGCGATACGAAGTTTGCCTTATCCTTTTGAGTCGTAACACTTTGCATTGCAATCGGGGTTACAAAGCCAAGCAAATACCTTGCCACATCTCCTGTGTCCTCTAATGGATCCCCAAAGTAGTTTACGGCTGTTCCCCCGGCAAGTAGCTTTATCGGGTTTTCGGTCAGCCTCGTCAACTGAGCACTCTTATTATAGAGAAACTTTAGGATAGGGTTATCCCTCCGGCTAAAGACAAACAAATCTGACGGGTCTGTAACCGCACTCGCCATCAAGTTGGATTGAAACCGCACAAACGACATCATAAAGCCACCAACACCAACATTCTGGTTGCCTATACGAACAGTCATAAAGGTGGGGTAACGAGGGTCAAGGTTGGGTGTTTGCCCTAATGCGTTACAGGTCCCGATATAGACCGCCATCCCTCCAGCCATAAGCCCCCCCAGGGACTCACGGGCTAGCTGACCTCTTATGCCCCCACGGAAAATGTCTGCTATAAGAGCAAAGCCTGCCCTCGTATATCGGGGGGCAAAGAATACCCAGCCTGACTCAATAGCTGCCTGACTAGCACCAATCCCTAGACCCTGACTCGATGTTACCCCTGTCATCTTATTTATGGTTTGCACGAGCTCAGCGTAGTCTTTTGGCTCAACCAAAGGCTTCAAACTTCGCCAAAGTTCAACTCTGGCAACATCCCCAAAAGCACCGAAGGCTGCTTCGGCTCTCCCATAAGTCTGTCTCAAGACCCAAAGTGGCGGCGTGGCTGTCCCTTTTGGTAAACGCCCCCCTGCTGTAGTAATAGTCCTTATCAGATTTTGGATGGTAGACATCGCCTCATAAAATTCAGACCCGCCGACATAGCCACCATGCTTTACAAACTCAGCAATCGCTGCCTCATTCTTCACCAAGTATTTAGCATGAATGGTATAATCGAGAAGAGTATGGAAAGACCGTGTTACCGAATTTGCCCAAACAAAGGTCGGCTTCCCAGCCAGAGCATTTGCTACATCTTGCCCGAAAACAGGTAGCCCGTGAATAAATGCAGCCGACATATCAAGAGCAGCAACCGCAGTTCGCAATAGCCCACTTACTGTGGCACTTGCTCTAAGCCACGCATTTGTCTCAGTCTTGAACGCTTTGGTTATAGTAGCAACTATCTCCTCATCAAACAGCTTACCGGCAAAAGCAGGGTGTTGAATATAGTTCTTATCTATAGGTCTCCGAGCTATCTCCACCGCAGTCTTATATTGCCTTTTAAGCACATTCAGTTCAGCGCGAGTTACTTTTATCTGAGCTTCAATGTCGACAAGAAGTTCTTTAATAAGGGCTTCTCGCTCCGCACTCGGTATTTTATAAGCCTGTTTGTATATTTGGTTAAGCAACTTAACAGATAACCTTGCCTCAACATTCAGCTTTGTTAAAGTCGCCGTGAGTTCACCAGGCAGGACATTCTTCTCTCCAATAATGATACCTTTAGCAACTCGTTCACCTCGCACCTCAGCTAATACTTCCAGAAATCTTGCACGGGTAATCTTCGTGGACTGCCATTGCTCCTTCGAGATAGCCTTAACTGTCTTCTCCAGTACAGGCATCGGTATCTCTGTAATCTGCCTCAGCTTAGCCCCTAATGCAGGAAACCTTACCTCTGCTGCTTTTATTGTTCCTTCAGGTATCTTCCACCATTGCCTCACCCTTTGAACAGTTGCCTTGAGACCTGGCGTATAATGGAAATGTTTAACACCCTTTGCAGTAAACTCAATCCTGCCACCACCAAGATATTTCGACTTATTTGCCGTATCTCTCAATGCCTGAATTAGCGTGGGCTGTTGTCGTGCAACAATTTGAGTCGGGGTTATACCCTTTGGGCTAATCGTATCTGCCAGACGCTTATCAGCTACCATCCTAATAATGCCGTCGAGGTAAGCCCCGATATATTCCTCGGCACTCCCTCCATAGGGGACCCCAACCTGAATGCCCTCCATCATAGTCTCGTGTTGCCTAATTCTCGCAAAGAACGGCGTTGTCCCAACACGAGCTCCTGTATAAGAAATAACCTCCCCTTTAGCCAAACCAAAGTGGGTAGTTCGAGGAACATAATGCAAACCTTCCAGCATTTCCCGCTTGTTGATCCTGACATCATGCCGTAACGCAAACGCTACTGCCTCATCAACAACCTCATGCAATTTGGTAATATAGGTTGCCTGCTCAGGCGTAAACAGGTATTTACATAGAGGAGAAGCAGGTATCGTCTCAAGAATATCCCCCAATGCCATACTCGCTCCCTCTTGACCTGGCTTTACTCTAACCTTAGTAACAAACGGGGCGTCCACGCTCTCCTCCGGGAGAACCTTCACCACCTCTTCTTTAGGGAATTTCGCCCTTTCTCCTCGAACAACAACTTTCTTCAACTGGATACCGAATAATCTGGTGCTTTGCCCCACAGATGCCAGTTCACCCGACACCCAGTAGCTCTTCCAGCTTTGCATAACTACTGTGTCGTCCAGCCATACTATTACTGCTTGTCGGGCTGCGGTATCCGCAGTGGCTGATTTATTGACCCTCTCTATCACCCACTTCGCCTGTGGATTCTTTGCGGCATAAAGCCCCGCTTGGCGGTACATATCAGGATTGAAACGAACAGCCGCCACCTCTTCTACAGAACGAAGCATAAAGGTGTGCATATCCCCGTGAAAGGCGTTAATCTCACCAGCCTTTGCCTCAAAAAGGTTCTTGGCTCTAGCCCATGTCTCCTGCGACACCCATAAGGGCTTTGGACCCTTTATCATGGTTTGTGAGATTACGGTAAGTGAGGGATGCTCTGCGGTAGAATACACTGTGCCCAAACGACTCTCGGTAACTCTAGCGTTAGGCCAAATTCTTTCAATAAACAGAGATTTAGGCATTGCAACATCAAGCTCTTTGACATAAATCATCTCATTAAGCCCTGCCATATCCTCGGGGATAAGTTTACCGGTCACCACATAGTTTTTTACCTCAGACATATCCCTGGCAAATACCTCGAGGCCCTTCGTCTCAGGCGTAATTCCTCGAACAACATAAGCCGCGTGAGGAGCTTCGGCTGTAGGGCGAGTGGCACTTACCTGCAAGCCTTTAGGCATGGCTGTTTTGTTTAATGCCTTTAAGTTCAGGGCAGAGGCTACAGTTCTCACCCCATAGCGAACTGGAATTGTAATAGGCTTTAGAGTCGCCTTTACAACACCAACCACTGCTTTACTAACAACCCCGCCAGTCCAGAGAACAGACCTCGCTGCTAGCGCCGCGGGTTCCATAGTCGCCGCTGTAACCGCGGTTACGGGCTTCATAAGGTTAGCGATCTTAGGTAATTGTGCTCGAAGGGCAGGATGCTCAACCGCTAACTTTGTCCACTGCATCATGCGAATAGTCTCAGGAGTCCACCCAAGTGTACCCCGAATCGCAGTCGGCGCCCCAGCGATACCTCTAACACCTTGCAATGCCGCTCCATAAGGGAACATAAACCACGGGGCTATCTCCACAACACCCTTTACCCCCCACGGGTAGTCCATTTCACGGTAACGCTCCAGTGCCTCTTGGGTAAAAGGCAAAGGCATCTCTCGTAGTTCCCTGAAGGCTCTTTCCCCACCCGGTGTCCCTATACCTATAGCAGCTAAGGGAGCAAGCCACCCTGTCTCGACTCCCATCATAAAAGCAGCGGCAAAATACTCTTCCCCCCTCTTAATAGTCCCGAAAACCGCTTCTACTTTTTCCTGATGGAATCCTGAGAGAATACCTAGGGGAACTGTAATAGGAAGAAGCGGAGCCATATATAGAGGAGCACCAAGAACAGTCGCCTCAAAAGATGCGGTTATCTTTTCCCACGAGGACTTTTCTGCCCATGCTGACAGAGGCATATACTTTTCAGGATAAAGCAAAATATCGGCAAGCCCTGCAAGCGTTTCCTCAGCCATAGCCAGGGCCTCGGTTCGGGTCTCCGGCTCTTCCTCTTGCTCCCAGAAGTATCGATATTTCTCAAGAGCGGTCTGATATTCAGGGATTAAAGCTGAAACCGCATCGATGTCCTCATCTTTCTTTAAGAGTTCCTGGAGATTACCAGCATAACTTGATATTGCCTCCTGAACCTCAAAGAATTCGGCCGCCTTCTGCTTTTGTTCCGCCATAGCAGCATCAAGTGCTGCTATATTTTCTGTATACCATTCCTCTGCCGCTTTATATTGCCTCCACTCATCCCCTCTTTCTATCATCTCTTTAGGGGGCAATCCTGCAACAGCCTCAGCAAACCCAGTTTCTATTTTGGACTTCTCTTCCTCATACCATTTCGTACTCTCGGCCTCTTGCTCTTCCCGGGCAGAAGGCAAGGCGGGTTTTCTTATTGGCTTAGGGAGTGTAGGCAATGGCTCCTCAATAGGAACTTCCTTAATTGCCTCTCTCTCTAGTTTCCGTAGCTCGCTTAGTGGTTTTAGCAGAGGGGCCTCCTTAGTCTCCTCAACTTCCTCTACTTCCCACCATTTTCTTTTAGCAGGCTTTGGCTTTGCTTCAGGGGATGCGCCAGGATATAACATTATTCCTCCCACCAGCGCTTTATGCGTTTCTCCAGTCTTCTCCTGACTCGCTCATGCCTCTTCTTCTCATCGCCACTCCCCATCTCTTGCTTAATCTCTTCACGAACTTCAGTGATAAGAAATTTAACCTCTTCCCTTGCCTCTTGAAACAGATTTTGCTTTGGCATTATTACTCTCCGAAACCAAGCTCCTCGCCCTCACTATACCCAAAACCGCCACCAGCATGACCTGGCGTCTTAGGGGTCATCTGGACCGGGGTAAGAAGTTCTTGGAACTCCCGCTTTTCTCCCGCGCTTGCCTCACGCATAGGGCCACCTTCTACCTCGCCTTCTTGTCTCCCCTCTGCCTGCTCCATCTGTTCCTCAATGCCCATTTCCTTTGCTATCTCACGGGCAAGCATCTGAATAAGAGCCGGGTCTTCAAACAATCTATCCTTAATAAGCCCTCTGCGAATGGCTGAGATGTTTGCACTATCCAGATAATCCTTGCCGTGAGCGGTTTCAAAGTCAATTAGACCTCTTGCCTTCAGCATACTGGCTATAATAGACCTGAGCCGTTTCTTGGCAATATCCTCATACTTGAATGTAACCTCGGGGCGATAGTAGCCTCGTATCTCTTCTGGTCTAATATGTATGCCGGGTATCTTTTGCTTTACCACATTTTCCAGGAGAAACAGGGATTGAGCCAGGACATCGGCATACGCTGACTCCATACTATTTATCAGTGTCCGATACAGCTTCTCGCCACGCTCAAGCAGGATTTCCTCGAAGATAGCCGATGTAACCCCTGCGGGTCTATCGCCAGAGAGCAACTTCGCCCCCCACATTCTCTCGATTTCCTGGTCCATATAGAGAACCATATTGTAGAGGTCTGGGCTAACAGGCAAAAGCGGCCACGGCTCCAATTCGGTATCAGTCTCAAGTTCGGTTACATCACCAGGTGCAAGCCCAACCTTCAGGCCACCAGCTGGGGCGTTACGCAACCGCCACCGACCAATAGCTGACACCTGTAAGATTATGCTCACCGATGTCAGCGCCCTGGACTTCTCTTTAATCTGATTTATAACAGGATAGATTAGCCCCACCGCTCTCTGCTCAGGCTTGCCGTAAGGACTATTCTTTCCCAGCCCACTCCACACCAGCGTATACGGCACAAGCCCGTAAGGGTTCGTAGGATCTCGCAGATTTTCTGTCCTTGTCTTCTCATTCCCTGCAATATACAGCCACGAGTCCTTATCAAAATAGGTAGTAAAATCCACCTCGCCCTTATAGGGGTCAGCGTTTTTGTAATCAGGGAACTCTGCCATAAGCACAGAGGGCTGCACTTTATAGAACTCTATCATATCCGTAGGTGTGGTCTCCCCTACCGGTGGTAGCATATTCAATGGGTCAATGGCGCTAATAACCAGTGGTAGTGTTGTTGACCTTTCTGCCTCCCACAGGGCTTCCCTATACTCAAAATCCTCTTTGCTTTCTCCTGCTCCTTTCTCGGGCGGATTGCCCCAAGCCTCCCTATCATAGAGGGTTCTCAATCCACTAAGTCCATAGATGCAGACATTCTTGCCAGCTTCAGACAAAGGCGACAGGGCTTTTGTAAAAGCCCAGCGGTTAAGCAAGGCATACGATAACTCTTCCAGTTTGTCTGCCTGCTGCTTAGACTTATCCGACTTGCCTAATGGCTCAAAGTGGATGGAGACTGAGCTCGGTCTAATATGAGCGGACACCTCCTCCACCATTGTTCTTGAGATTGTTGTTAAAACCTCGTGTAGCTTGTTCTTGTTACGGAGATCGGGCTGGAGTACATGGAAATCGCCATTAAACATTCTAAGAGACTCTTCCATCTGGCGGTGCATCTCCCTGTAGAATTTCACCCGGTAGTTCTTAATCTCAAACACTTCGTCAATCGTTTTCATAGCAACCTCCTAAATAAATGGGGATTGGTGTGTTACCCCAACAGGTGCTCTATTCACCCTGATATAGCCATACTTGCCGACAAGCCAATAATACAGAGCCTTAGCCGCGTGGTTGTTCTTATCCATCGGCTTACCAGTATTCTTATCCCTGAGCCAGGGACCCCCATTCTCAATCGGCGATTTACCCCCGCCAGCCTCTGAGATAAGCCCCTTACATGTCCTGTTCACAAAGAGATGCGGCAAATTCGTTACCGGGTCAATCTTGAGGAATGTCCTTAACCTGTCAATCCCGCCGGCCTCCTCGATTTTATTAGTTCTCAGGTGGAGGCCAGTTTTCTTTTGCCATATCTCCGTGTCCGAAGACATCTCCCTCAACCCCACAGTATGGTGTTGTTTGGCTGCAATGTCAATAACACCACCCCGCACATTCTTCCACCAGGGCTTATTAAGAACAATGGGGTCTATTATCTCCTCGGTGACATATCCTCTCAGATAAATCTCGTCCACAACATAGATGTTACCGGCCCACTCCTGAATTACGAGAATCGCATAAGCCCCCGACTTAAACGCTCCCCCGGGGTCCACCGCTAAATCCACTGGCAGATCAGACTTGAAGGCAAAATCGCCTATATGGGCTTCAGGCTTGAATTCCCTCAAGATGATATTCGATGGCGAACATGGCTTACCCGCAAAGCGCTCATTAAATATATCCTCTGGCAGTATCTCCTCGTAGTGCTTTATCTGCGAGTCTTCCCGACCCTCAGGATACCTGTGGATGTTAGACCAGCTTGGCATAAAAAAGGTCTTCGCCCCTTCCGGGTTCGAAGCCTGATATTCAGTAACCTTCTGGGCATACCACCCTAAACTTCCCTCGATTGTGCCTGAGTACAGCAGCCACCCCCTTGCAGCCGCCACCCTTGTCCTGCACCTCTGGACAGCATCCCAGTTAACCTGTGCTGCCTCGCAGATAACTATGCCACTCGGGGACTCTTGCCCAACACGATGCAAATCCTTGAGGCTTATGGTCTTGATTATAGCCGCCCCGTTGCAGAGCTTCAGAACACATTGCCCATAACCTGCGTTGGAGCTATATCCTATATGCTCCCTCTTATTCCATATCAGACTGAGCTTTATGGCATCCTCCATGCAATACTCAAACTCTTTCTTCGCATTGTTATAATCAGAACCCGCGAGCCACCATATCGAAGGGGTCCCCTCGGTGTCGGGCCCCTCAACCATACACCGGCTCATCGTTTCCTTTGCAGAGGCAAAACTCTTGCCGCTTTGCTCCCCCCCACTTATCCACTTCTCCCTCATCTCCGCATCATAAAGGTCGGCGAAATGAGCTTCCTCCTGCTCCTTGGTGGGCTTATACCCCAGCAGTTTAAAAATCCCTTGCCTCTGCTCTAGTGACGCTTTCACAGTTCCTCTAACGCCATCCTCTTGCATTTAGGACACTTCCTCCGTGGCTTCTTCCCTCGAACTTGGACCCCGCAATTCGAGCACTTGAACTGCCGGTATTCCTCATAGGGTCTCTCCTTTGCTAGCTTCACAGCTTCCCCTACTCCCTCTATCCCCCATTTCATAGCTTTGCCTGGAAGGCTTTCTCCCATAGACTCATCTATCAACCTCTCTTCCCTTTTGTCCAGATAGTCCACTATCGCCTCTATCACATTCCCCAGAGCATACCCCTGAACGCCCTGTCCCTTTATCAGCACCGCCTGCTCCCTCAGTATCCCGTAGTCTAACTCCCGCAACGGCGCCAGTATCTCTTCTATTACCTTCAGCCTCTTTTCAAACTCCAGCCCTGTCTTGATAAACGCTTCCTGTATCTCGGCTTTTGTCGGGTTCTTCTCTTCACTCATTTTGTAGCCTCCCCTTTTAATTTCCTGAATATCGTGTCCTTTATCCAATACTTCCCAATTTGCACTTCCCCTTCTCTTACTGCCACAACAACAAAAGTAGCTGGTTTACCATAAGCGGTTTCTCCGTATGTTACTATGTCTCCTCTTTTAAATTCCCCCCTCATCCTTTACCTCCTTCTTTTTTTCCGCACTCAAGACATTCTCCCTCTAATATCTTTCCACACTTCGGGCAATGCTCGTGAGAATTCGGAACTCTCATCTGACACCTCGGACACCAACGCCAACCACCAAACTCTAGCTTGTCAGAACTCGGAGGCCAGCTTTTTTCTTCTGTACCACTTGTCATTAGGTTTCCTCCTTTTTAGAGATGGTCTACTGTATCTAGCAGATGCTCGATGTTTTGGGCTATCCCCTCGGGGTTAACATATCTCCCTTCCTTAAAGTCGTATAGCACTGGAATCCTTATCTCTTTTATCCTCCCAGTTTCTGGGTATACCGAAAGTGTGCGATACATGTCCTCTTGCATCTCTACCTCCTTTTTCTTTACTCGATTTCTATCCTGATTCTCCTTAGTCCTTTCTTTCTGTCCCCATCGCTACAAAGAGGAGCGCTACCTACCCGGCAACTATTGTAGTAAACAACTACCTCTTCCCCTTCTCTCTCTATGTCAAGCGTTTCCTTTGCCATCTTGCTCCTCCTTATCTATAAGTTGCTCTATGGCTTTGCAGAGAGCTAGAGCCTCTTCTTTTAGCCAATAATATCCATGTCCACAACCCTTTTCTTTAAGCTCTGGCCACCCTTGCCAGATTTCACATACTACGCTATCCTCTGCGGAGGAATAACTGAACCTAATCTCTGTGTTCCCTTGATTGTATAACTTCGGCACTAGCCACTTGAAGCAGGCATCGAGAGATAAGGTGAAGTTAGGTTCAAAGTGTAATTCACCCATGACATCTTTCCAGCCTGCTGTCTTTAACTTAACCCACCCTGCCCATTCTGCTAGCTTCTTGTTTAGCTCTTGGTCAGTCATCCGCTACCTCCTTTTTATGCTTTTCAAAATACTCTGGGAGAGCTAATTGCTGTACCCTCTGTGAATGGATACACCTTTCGGCAATTCCTGCAGATTGCCTTGTAGTTTCTGCTTCCAATTCTGTAGGTAGCGTCAGAACTCCAGCTATCTCCCTTGTTCCTGAAATACTCACTTGCCTTTATCGGTTCCTTCTTGGGATCTGTCCGCACTATCTCGAACTCTAGCCCACCACACTCATCACAAATTGGCCTCTCACTCCATTCGTCTACCATTACCTTCCTCCTTTTTGTTTCTTAAGAAATCTGGGGGGCACCCCTGTATGAAATAGAAGTACCCTCGCGACGGTTGGGTTCGCCCCCTCGAGCGTGTGCGTGCGTCTGTGCGTGTATGTGTGTGCGTTCCTCTTGTGCGTGGGTAAGGGGTGCCCCCTGGTGTAGGAACGGGGTATAAGAGCCATTATACTCGTAGCCAAAGCTATACGCCTTCATCTCTTACCACCTCACCCTCTACAATCTCCCCTTGTGGTAGGGCTACAGGGGCCTGAGCCCCTAGTTGCCGCAGCATCTGTAGAAGTTCAACGCCCTTCCGCACCACATCGCTGTCCTCTGGGGGCCGGTCTCTCCTAGCCCACCGGTCAGGGAAGCGACGTTCCAGGTAGGTCATGCCGGCGATCCAGTTCTTCGGCACAGCCTTGAGAATAAGAGCTACTATCTTTTCTTCTGACTCAGCTTCAGCTTTTTTTACAGCGTTTGCGAAACGAGTGTAGAGGCTCTCCACGCCTTCCGTAGCATCAGTTTCGGCCAACTTAAGCCAGTGATAGTATTCCACATGAGAGATACCGCAGGCCTGGCAAGCGACACGAACATAGTTTCCCTCTTTTATATAAGAGATAATGCGTTCTTGGAGCTCTGGGGTAAGCTCAGGGTGTCTCCCGGTAGGAGAAGGGGGCTTCTTAATGAGAGGCGTATTACTCATACTATTATTATACACTGCATTGTCAAAGGTCGTCAAAGAAACGGCGCTGCGCACTAGACAACATACCCAAAAGAAGAGGGCTGCTCGAGTTAATTCTCCGGCAGCCCTCTGGCGAGCAAAGGGGTTATGTCAAGCTCTATGGTTTCCCAAGTATAGCGACCTCTAGTTCCTGGGGGGAGCCAAGCATCTCATAGATCTGGTGATCAAGGGAGATAGTGCCTGAGATGACCCCAGCCCAGGGGGCAACCTCTAGCCTTTTCCGAAAGCACGGCCAACGCTCTCTATCGCTCAGATATTCTGGACCCAGCTTAAAGGTCACAAGTATGCCTTCGCCCTTACCCATGCTCTATCACCTCCTTTCCCTTGCTTTGCTTCACTTGCCGCACCCGGGGCTTGTTCCAGTATGGGGACCGGCACCCAGCACACACGGTAGGAGTCTTCTTTCTACTTGCCCACTCATAGCCACAGCGCAGGCATTTATGAATGTAAATCATCTATCCCCCTTTTCCCGGGTGCCTTGCGAGCCGGCGAGCCCCCAAGAGGATCACAATCACCAGGAACACGATGATTGTTTGCTCTATAGTCATGGTCTCCCCTCCTTTATAGCCAATGATGGTAGAGTTTGGTCTGGTATGGGTAGTCTTTGTTGAGACCATATGCTTCTAGGAAAACATTGTAGGCGAGCTCAAAGCCCATATCCATACCGCAACCGTTACAAGGGGCCTGTCTTGCCAAGCAAATGGGAACGCTACCTTTAATGATATACAGGCTTATGTGGCGATGCATACCACTTTGGGACACATGGTTCAACACCGTGTAGAGGGTTACCCCTTCGTCTGGTTGGCCCAGTGCTTCCTTTAGCCACCGGGCCGCAGTCTCCCTAATCTCCCAATACTTTGATTGTGTCTTGCTCATCGTGTTACCTCCTTTCTTTTAGTGCTAATCATATGCAAAGAGCTTGGCAATTTTAGCCTTTGCCCCCGCAGATAGACTTTGATACTCTTTGGGGTATCCTAATACTCCTAGAGCTTCCTTTTTACCTACCATCATAACCTTTTCGTAATCCTCACTATCATCATACCAGTCTTCTATCTCACCTTTGTATGCCTCTATCATTAGCTCACCTTCTTATATCCCTATAGTTATTATAAGGGAAGGGATATAACCTGTCAAGTAAAGATTTGGTAAAGGAAACTGGGGGGATTATAGCATCATCGGGAGAGCTACCTTCTAAATACAAGGACATCCTCTTGGTCAATTCGGGGTGCATCGGGGAACTTCTGATAATAGATTGTTCTCCAGAATGATTGAGCCATTAGCTTGCGGTAATGCCTTTCGACAAACTGGAAGCCTGCCTGCTCGCATAGCTTGATGGTGTGCTCGTCTAGGGGAACAATTTGCTTGTCTCGGATAAAGTTTTTTGTGACTAGAATCATCAAACCGCCATCAGGCTTGAGGCATTTGTGGCATTGCTGATAGACTTGGAGCATAGCTTCGAGATAGGAGTCTGCTTTGAGGTTACCTATGTTGGCTACATCTGACGAGTATTCAGCACCAACGCTAGGAACACTTTTTCTACCATACCTATTTGAGGTGGGGTCTTCAGCTAGTTTGTCCCATCCCTTATCACCTGATTCAGCAGTTAAGCTCCTCTCATACGGCGGGCTAGTTATCACTGCATCAACCCGCTCTGTATAAGTAACAGGGTTGGATTTCTCTTGAGCTAGTTTATCTGCCCTAGGACTGTGGTGCTTCTTACCCATAGCCTCCTCATATGGAGGGCTTGTTATAACAGCATCTATCTGGCCATAGGGAAGATTGGATATGTTATCTTTTGACGCTGTGTAATCTGCCCCCTGTGGAACACCAACCATTTTCCCGTCGGGGCTTTGCGACCATTCCCCACTACCCTTATGCACCATCTCCGAGTAAGGCGGTGAGCTAATAACACAATCAACCGAGACGCCCTCAAGTTCTCTCGCATCACCTTGCTTGATAACCGCCTGCCCCATCTCTCACCCTAGCTGTGCCCCGACCTCTTGCACCCGCTCCCAGTTACCCTGAACACGATGAGGGGCGTGCTCCTCTGTTTTACCACATTTGGTCTGGGGTATTCTTTCAACCCGTGCAGGTTCAGCTTCCTGGTATCGGATTTCTATTTGGTCTTCATCCTCTCCCAATACCGATTTAAGTTGACCGCTTGTGATATATTCCTCTGCTTCCTGCTTTGTTGGAAAGGGGTTGCTATACCAGTAACCATCCCCAACATCTATAACCCACCCAGCCTCAACTTCCTCGTGTTCAACCTCTGTATAGCCTATTATCTGACCATCACAATCATAGCCAGCCATCATATCTATAAACTTATCTTCAAGCTCGACCAAGACCACATTCCTACCCATCGAGCAAGCCACAAGTAGTGTCCCTGAGCCAGCCATCGGATCGAGGATAACATCGCCAGGCTTGGTATAGGTATCTATAAGCCACTCGCATAGGCCGAGGTGCATCTTCGCTGGGTGAGCAAAGTGCTTGGCTGTAAAGCGCCACTTCCTACGCTTGGTATCAGACCTTAGTTTTAATTCCATTATGCCTTCAAGACCTCCACTATATCTTCAAAGTCATCAGGTCGCCACAAAAAGACCTCACACGCGCTCAACATGCCCAAGCGAGCCAGCCATTCCTCCTGAACACTGGTTAGCTTGCCCTTCTCACTCTTGAGCTCCGCAAAGATAAGTCGCGGGGGCCTCACCATCACCAAATCGGGGAATCCCGCCGGGCTGTGTATGCTGCGCCAAGTCCGGTATATGAGCCACCCGTAGAGATGGCCCAAATCGACAACCTGTTGGCTAAACTGCTTCTCGGTTATCATTGCTTCGCCTCTCGTATCTCATCAAGAAGCCTTCTCCTTATCGCCTCAACCACATTGGTCGTTACCGCATTGCCAAGTGCTTTGTATCTTTGCGTATCACTTACCCCTTCCGTCCACCCATCAGGGAAGCCCTGAAGTCGCTCACATTCCAAGGGCGTAAGTTGGCGGATTTTGGGCATGGGCTCGTGCTCACTTCCCAATACTGAGCCGATATTCGCCCCATCTGGTTGACACCCACCCTCATCAATCATTAGCATATCTAATTGCTTTCCTTGTCCTCGCCATTGCCTTTCCTGTAAACTGGGGGATACCGATTGGTTTCCTTCATCCACCTTGCCATTCGCTTCATCTGGTGTTCCGAGAGGAAATACTTGGGGTCTGGGGATTCCTCTAAGATGTCCGATAATGAACACCCGCTCCCTATTCTGCGGGACTTCGAAGTGTTTGCTGTTAAGCACTTCCCATTGCAGGTCATACCCAATCTCCGAAAGCGAGTTGAGGATTGCCTCGAAGGTAAACCCATTGTCGACCGAGAGGAGTCCTTTGACATTCTCAAGCAGAAGATAGCCAGGTCGTTTTTGCTCGCAGATTCTAAGTATTTCAAAGAAGAGAGTTCCTCTTGGGTCGCGGAAGCCTCGCCTCTTTCCAGCCACCGAGAAACTTTGGCAAGGGAATCCCGCACAGAAGAGGTCGAAGTCTGGAAGTTCGGCAGGGTCAACTGCTCTTGAGTCTCCCCATTCTGGCTTATGTCCGAAGTTTCTGGCGTAGACTGCTCGGCACCATTTGTCGATTTCGCAGGCTCCGACACAACTAAAGGCGGCTCTTTCCACATATTCTCCCCCAGAGTCGGACATATATCCTTTGGCGTTTCCACTTCCTTGTCCCTCTTGCGTTGTTTGGGATTTAATATTCGCCTTTTCGAGTCCATACCTGAATCCTCCTATGCCAGCAAACCAATCAACGAAGCGTATCATCCCTTCTCCTTCGGCCACTCCTGCCACGACTCGGGCCAGTGAAGATTGTCCTTGAGGAACACCGGAACGCCTGCTCTATCAGCATCATCGATTATCTCCTGCACCCATTTAGGTTTTGGGGGCTTTGCCCCGGGCCCGGTCTGTCCCCCGATGATGAGCCAGTTAAGAAAGCCAATAATATGTTTGACTGGGACTCTTTCCAGAAGTGGCTCATAGGAAGCAAACTTTACTGATGCCTCTACTTGAGCCATAGGAGTAATAGTATCTATCAACTGTTCCACACTCGTTATGCTTACTCCGACCCAAGCGTTATCAGGCCACGGGTTCCACTTCGGCAGGTTCCAGGGGCACTTCGTCAAGAACACAAAGGTGTGCCGGGGGCAAGCCCTTGCTTGATTCAATATCAAAAGTCTAACTCTATCCATCGTTTCAACTAGATTTGCAGATTCAGGGAATGAAGCCCAAGGCCAACCCCCAAAGAGGTCCCCCATAAAGGAAACCCCTATTATAGCTGGCTTCTTATGCTTCATTGGCTCCAGAAAACGCTCAGGGTAAAATGTAGGCTCAAAGCCATTGGGGTAATTCTTCTTAAAGCGTATCGTTTGGGTCATTGCCCAGCACCTAAAGTCTTTGCCCCCTCCCCCGCATATGCCCAGTCGCCAGTTGTTGCAACCGGTATAGGGGTTCCAAGTTAAATCAAGGTAGTCAATCTTTGTCGGGTTCATCCCTTCTCCTTCTCTTGATAAAATTCGAGTATCTCCTCTATCCACATACAAGGGTATCCATTATCATAAATTGCATCTCCACAAGAACCACATCCTTCATCATCAACTTGACAGATGTGGCTACCCTCTGTTTTAAGTTCACACCTAACCCTCTTTATTTTGCCCATACTTGGTTTATAATCTCCAGGTTTCATTCCTTCTCCTCCATCACCGCAAGCCAAGCTGCCTTGCAACCTGCCTCACAAAATCCTTGCATCCCATCTGACCATTCTGCTCTACAGCGATGAACCTTAGCTGAGAAATGGTAGTGAAAGCCAACAAACGAGAAGTAGGCATCAACCCAAGGCTCAACTATCAATGCCCACTGATATTGCCGCCCATAACTCCTCATCTTCTCCACCACCTGCCAGAAGGCAACGATGTCGGTGGTGGGAGACCAGAAAAAGCCATAAGCCATCAACTTATCCCCATCATAATAGCCAATAGCTTCTTTGCGTTGCCACCCCATCACCTTCTCGGCTATGGCAATAGTCTTCTCCTCTGTGGTCATACTATCCCATAGTGCTAGGGCTTGTTCTCTATTCATCGCTAATATACCTCGATTCCAAGACCTGCCAAGAGCTTCCTGATGGCTTCTGCCTCTGGCAAACCCTCTAATTTGACACCTTGACTCACTGAACTTAGGTCAATACCTACAGCTCTACCGTATAGATCGCGGTCAATAAGACGGTTATCGTCAAGTTCCTCTGTGTAACCTATCGGCTCATCAAGCAATTGAATATAGATAGCATCGGTTATTGGGTCAGTCGCTATACGTAGCATATCACCCCTCCATTCCTAGTGCTTTCTTGAGAGCTTGCCAATCTTCACTGCCAATAAGTAAACACTTTGAGTCAACCATTATAGAATCCTCAACCACATCATGGCTCTTCAGCCACTCTACCAGCTTCCTTTGGGCACAAGCTGGACATCGGGGCAGACATCCAATCTTCCCAGATAGACCTTGAACAGTAGTGTGCCTTTCTATCACATCTTTAAGTTTCATCTTGCTCCTCCTTTTCTTCGGTAGCTTGATGCTTTAAGCACAAAAACCTTGCCCTCCATAAGCCTGTCGGCAATCCTCGGTAAAAGCTGGTCCATCGCCAGGTTACTCGTAATTATCGTGGGCAGCCCGTTGACATACCTGTGATCAATTATCTCGTCTAGTTTAGCCCCGGCCCACTCTGTCGTCTTCTCCGCACCGAGGTCGTCAAGAACCAATAAGCTACAAATCTTCACGAAGTTAATCAGCACATTCGGGTCCTCAACCTGGACACTCTCGAGCCCGGATGCCTGCTTCTGCGTATAGGCATTGTGGGCAGCATAGCCCCAACGAAGCTCATCAAGAAACGCCTCCACCTGGCGATAGGCTACAGTGCCTCGCCCTGTCTCAAGCCAATCCCAGGCTGCCGCTAGTGTCAGGTGCGTCTTCCCTGTTCCAGGTACACCCAAAAGGGATAGAAAATGATGTTCAGTCTTGCCAGAAGCAAACACCTTCATATAGTCGAGCACCTTTGACAAGGCAGATATAGGCTTCCAGGTAAAAAAGCGATGCGTCTCCCGGGTTCGCAGGGGCAACCCCGATATTTTGCTTCGAATGTCTAATGTCTCCTGGTCTACCGGAGAGTCGGGTATCCCTCGATAGACACCAGGTAGTTCAGTTTTCCACACCATCTTCGGCCCCCCTTAAAGAATTCTCAAGCTCTTCGGTCGATGGTAACCGCCTCCCAGCCAGCGCTCCCCGTGGCGGGGGCCTAGTGTTTTCACGCCTAAATCCATCTGCTCTTGTTATCCAATTAAGTAGTGCCAACTTTGGGTTTTTTAGCTTGCGCTTCTCCCAATAGAGCCAAAACTTTTCAAGTTCGACTTTGAAGTCTATATGAGGGAATCTCAACTGTAGTTCCTCTTTGTAATTCTCAAAGGTCTGGTCCCTACTACTTCTTGATAAAGAAGTAGTAGTTTTCTTTAATGGGGGGTGGGGAGGTACCCCGCCCCTCCCCACCCCCCATTCTTTAGGCGTATCTGATTTTGTATCTACAGTGTTTACCTTTTCGGTAAACTGGAGTTTACCTTTTCGGTAAACTTTTATTCCCTCTTTTGTTTCCCCTTTCGGTAAGTTTTGTTTGTTTGAATTAAGGTTGAGACTTACCAATTCGGTAAGCCTCTGGTGAGTATACCCTGTGGCCCGGGAGACCCGCCATTGGTCGAAGTCCTTGTTGAACGAATACACATTATCGTCCCGGAAGATTACCTTTGCCTCAGTTAGCCAGTCCAGTTGCGTTTTGACATGCCCTTCGCCAACCCCAACGACCTCAAAGGCACGCTGGTAAGGGATAAGAGCCGTTTTCTTACCGCAGCCCCAGGATAGCCGGAGGATCAGGTCAAGTATTCTCCGTTGCCGTTCCGTGAAGTGGCTCACCATAAGCTGCTCGTTTATCTTATGGGCTACCCTGAGGTGGGCATCCGTGGGTTGAGGATTCGCCATCTACTATCCCTTCTTGCTTTTTTGTGCCTCTTTTAGAAATAGCTCCAGTTTTTCCAGGAAACAATCCCGGCAAAGCTCGGCATCGTATTTATCCCATAAGGTAACTTTCGCTGAAATATGGAGGAAGGGTAACTCCCAACTCTCTTGTCCCTTTTCAATGGGTAGGTATCCAAAAAGCCCCTCATTTGCGGGAGTACCTTCCTTAAATTCCCCGCAAGCATCACACTTGAATGCTTTCATTTTTCACCTCCTTTCTGAAGCCCCTGCCCTGCGAGCTAGGCTGGTATCCACCCACCTCTACTGTTTTGCGGCTTCCATATCCTCTTGTGTTAATGGGTCTGTGCTGATATAGATAGCCGCATAGAGCGGAGCAAGAGATTCTATTGTTGCCCCTAACCCCTTACACTCATCGGCTATTTTCTTCAGCTCCAGCTTTTGTTCTTTTCTCCACTTATACACTAGACTCTCTCCTTCCTGGAGCTCCTGCCCTACGGGCTAGGGATTTGCACCCTAGATGATGCTCTCGAATGGAAGCTAACCCATAAGGGATTGTGTTTTACAGCAACTCATAGAGCAACCCCGTTCAGGCGTCTACCTCTTCCGCCACCCGCAGGGCTAGCGGGCATATTACATTCCCTCCTGGGCCGACTGCTCATCCAGGCTTCGGGCTAGCGCTCCTTGCTCCTCT